GAAACCAAAGGTGGTAGTGGCAAGACTTATTCTGGTTGGTACGAAGTATTAGAACATGTAAGCAAGAACGAAGATGAACTCTCTGGCAGATGGGCAAAGAGTTTACAGAGAATGATCGATAAGCAAAAGGCAGGTGGTAGTGTAATGCGTAAGAGTACACAATTTCCTAAAGACTTTATTGGAGCCTTTGTTGGTCATTATCCATCTATGCTTACACATCCCACAGAAGATAGATTTTTAAGTTATAGAGAAATGCTATCTATTATGTACTTACCAGAGGATTTTGAATTATTGAATCCGAAGAAGTTTACAAACCATATATGTCAAAACGTACCTGTAAAAACAGCCGAAGACATGATGGAACAGGTCATAAAGTTCTGTGAGAATAGGCTGGATTTAATTGATACTGATTATATTCTACAAGATAACAAAAGAAAAGTACACGAATATGCACAAAACAGTTTACAATTAGACCAGTTTATGATATAATGACCATATTAAATATAAATAATAAAGGAGTGATATTATGCCAAGTGTTGATTTAAGACCGAGAAAAAGACATCCAAAAGACAAACGTCCAGCCAGACCGATGCCTTTTGATGTTGCATTGAGAAAATTTAAGAAAGCCTGTGATAAAGCAGGTATAGTGCAAGAGGTTCGTAAAAGAGAATTCTACGAGAAACCTACAGCAAAAAGAAAACGTAAAAAGGCTGAAGCAAGAGCAAGACATCTAAAGGCTCTTAGAATCGAAAGAGCTTCAGGCTTTCCAGAGAGGAGGACCAGATAATGTCTATAATGGATAAATTGAAAAAGAATAGTAAGATCAAGACAACCGATGTGTTAGCTGATTCTATACTATTTAGTGAGAAAGATGTAGTTAGGACCGAGGTGCCAATGGTAAACGTTGCACTCTCTGGTGATTTAGATGGTGGCCTAAGTTCAGGTTTGACTGTACTTGCAGGTCCATCAAAGCATTTTAAAACTTCATTCGCATTGCTCATGGGTGCAGCATATATGAATGAACACAAAGATGCAGTAATGTTATTTTACGATTCAGAGTTTGGTTCACCCCAAAATTATTTTGAATCGTTTGGTATTGATACCTCAAGAGTATTACATACACCTATAACAGATGTAGAACAACTTAAATTTGATTTAGTAAACCAATTAGACAATATTGAAAGAGACGATAAAGTTATTATTGTAATTGATTCTATTGGTAACTTAGCATCCAAAAAAGAATTAGAAGATGCACTGAATGAGAAATCAGTGGCAGATATGTCAAGAGCCAAAGCATTGAAGGGACTGTTCCGAATGGTCACTCCTTATCTCACAATGAAGAACGTCCCTTTACTTGCTGTTAATCATACATATCAAGAAATAGGATTATTTCCTAAGGCTGTTGTATCAGGTGGTACTGGTATTTATTATTCTGCAGATAACATTTGGATTATCGGCAGACAACAAGATAAAAGAGGTACTGAGGTACAAGGCTATCATTTCGTGATTAATGTTGAAAAGTCAAGATTCGTAAAAGAGAAATCTAAAGTACCGATCAGCGTATCATGGGAAGGTGGTATACAAACATATAGTGGATTATTAACTGTAGCACTGGCGGGTGGATATGTCACTAAACCGACAGTAGGTTGGTACGCTAGAGTTGATAAAGAAACTGGAGAAATTATCGATCCTAAAGTTAGAGAAAAAGATACTTTAAATAAAAAGTTCTGGGATCCTATTTTTAAAGAAACTGATTTCAAAGAGTTCGTGAAATCTTATTATTCTATTGGTCATAAACCATTGCTTGACATTGATTTAGACATACCAATGGAGGAATAAAATGGCAAGGATATGGAAAATGTTTCATAAGTTTATGAAATCTGGAAGAATAAATAAAGTAGTAAGAATGATAGAAAAAGCATGATACAAGAAACAGATTATACATTCGTAGAAAATCCATCACATCCATTACATGGAGTTAAGTATTTAACAGGTGACTATAAAGATGTGACGGTAATTTATGGAACAGTTAAAATCAAAGAAAGCCCTGAGCTCGATATGGCGAGCTTGGGGTTTACCTTTCAAATAATAGACCCCGCAGATTGGACAGTAGATGAGCTAAACGAGAGTGAAAGTTTTAAAGATTATATGGGTGCAGTATTACAACATATAATTGAAAATAATTTAGAGGATATGAAAATTGGAACAGCTACAAACACACATACTGAGTCACCTTCTTAATAACGAAGAATATTGCAGAAGAGTTATTCCTTTCGTAAAGAAAGAATATTTTGAAGGCTCACATAAAACAGTTTTTGATCTAATCGTTTCTTTTGTTAGTCAACACAATAAACTACCAACAGGAAAAGTATTAGAATTAGAACTTAGAAAGATCAATGCACATGAAGATGTATTGAATCAAGCCTCTGTATTGATTACAGAGATCACAAATAAATCAGATGTTGATACAGAATATCTGATTCAAGAATCAGAAAAGTGGTGTAAAGAAAGAGCAGTATATAATGCTATCATGGAGTCTATACAGATTATTGATGGCAAAGATACAAAGAGAAGTGAAGGTGCTATACCTGAAATACTATCTGATGCTCTAGGTACATCATTTGACCAAGAGATAGGTCACGACTATATTGATAACTCAGAAGATAGATTTGATTTCTATAATACAAAAGAAGATCGTATACCATTTGATCTTGATTACTTTAATAAAATTACAAAAGGTGGATTACCAAACAAAACATTAAATATTGCTCTTGCCGGGACGGGTGTTGGTAAATCTTTGTTTATGTGTCATTGTGCCGCATCAGTCCTGGAACAAGGCAAGAACGTTTTATATATTACAATGGAAATGGCTGAAGAAAGAATTGCAGAAAGAATAGATGCGAATCTTATGAATCTTCCAATCGAAAGATTAGGGTCATTACCTAAAAATGTATTTAACGATAAGATACAAAAAATTGCAAAAGCATCTATTGGTAAACTAATAGTAAAAGAATATCCAACAGGTGCTGCACATACTGGTCACTTCAGAGCTTTATTAAATGAATTAAAACTCAAGAAGAATTTTAAACCAGATATAATTTATATAGATTATTTAAATATTTGTTCTTCCAGCCGTATGCGTGGATTAGGTGGAAGTATAAATAGTTATTCGTATATCAAAGCTATCGCTGAAGAACTCAGAGGATTAGCTGTGGAATTCAATGTTCCGATAGTGTCGGCAACACAGACGACGAGGTCTGGGTATAGTAATACTGACGTTGGCCTAGAAGATACATCTGAATCATTTGGTTTACCAGCAACTGCTGACTTGATGTTTGCTATTATTAGTACAGAAGAGTTAGAAGAATTAGGACAGTTGTTAGTAAAACAATTGAAAAACCGATATAACGATCCAACTAAATATCGCAGATTTGTGGTAGGAGTGGATCGATCTCGTATGAAGCTTTATGATGTGGAAGAGTCGGCTCAGTCTGATATAATGTCAGATATGATTCCCGACAAACCAATAAATAAATTTGGAGAAAGAGAACAACCAGACTCTTTCACAGATTTTAAAGTATAATAAAATAAGGGAGAAAAACTTATGGATATGATTAAGAATTGGGTCCTAGCAAGATGGTCAGAAAGAACCACTTGGGACGGCGGTGTAATCATCGGCGTCAGCTTATCTTACTTACTCTTAGGTGGGTTAGTAGATTGGCTAGCATGGATAGCCCTAGCTTATGGTGTATACACACTAGTAAAAGCAGAATTATAACATAATCACGGGGAGCGTTCAGCTCCCCACTTTTAATTGTGACAATTGTGTGACAATTTCAAAAAACCGTTGACATTTTCCTTAAAACCTGATACTATAGACATATAAAGTTAAATAAGGAGTAAAAAATGAGTAATTTTGTAAATGACCAAATCCTCGAGCAGATAGCTGAAGAGGTCGCTGAAATGTCAGGAATGGCAGTAGTGAACGAAGTAATGGATAGACCAGAAGGCTCACCTTCACCGGCATCCGATTCATGGGACGAGTTTTTCGCCTTCGCAGATATGGACAAACTAAGAAATGACTTAGTCATGAAAAGATTTGAGGAGATGTCAGAATGACTTGGAAGATATTAGCAGAACAATCTATTGTCGACGGTAAACAAAAGTTTACCGAAGATGATATTCGAAGCATGGTCGGTGCACCAAGCTTAGCAGAAGAAAAGGCAGATCAAGAAAGAGCTGCCAGAAACGAATGTGTATGTGGTACTATTGATTGTAAGACCGAATACTCATGTGTAACCTCGGGGTGGTAATATGAAAGCAACGTTAAGTAAAGACGATTATAGAGAATTCAACGAAAGAGTTGATACTCTATCAAATAAAGGTGTGGAAGTACCACACGTTGTCACTAAGATCAGTGATAACCAATTTGAAATAGAATTACTTGGTTCGCCTGATTTAGATGAACTAGATAGGCTATCATAGTGGAATATTTCATTTTAGTCTTAGTAATTATAGGGTGTGGTTATACATCCTATAATCTAGGATTCAAGCAAGGCGTCAGACAGGGAGCTGAGAATACCGTTGATGTCTTACACGAAAACAAAATCATTCGCTATAATCACAAAGGCGAAATCATACCTTACAAATAAACAGTTGACAAAAACTGAAATCTCTGTTATTATAAATAGAAATAACACAAACTATTTGTTAAATGGAGAAACATGAAAAGTTTTAAAAGTTATACTAAACATTCACCTAAACACGAAGTAGACGTTGATTTATACGAGTTTAAATTTCTTAAAAAACTCGGTGGAATGTTTATTAGAAAAATCAAAGCGACATGGACTGCACTAAAGTCCGCCATAAGTAAATTATTTAAAAGCCAGGTAAAAAATGCACCTCTATTTAAAGAGGTGGTTATTAATATACCTAGTCAAATAAAAGAGGATATAATGAAAGATGATAAACTAACTTTAAATGAAGATAGCGCAACAATTGCAGCAATCAAAGGAAATTATAATGAGGCTTTAGTAGTACAAAATATCTATAACTATAAGGGCAAAGGTGTGGATATATCTAAAAAATATGAAGTATATCGTAAACCTGTAGATGATACTGTTAAAAAATGGAATAAAGATTTAAAGGCTCTTGGTGGTAAAAGTTATGCTAAAAGTATAAAAATAATTGATAAAGGTAGTAAAGATATGACTAATTATTTAATATCATCAGCCATTAACGAAGAAGGTGTAATAGTAGGTGCATACCTAGATAACTTAGCCTTTCAAGATGGTATAGATTTTAAAGCAGATATTAGAGTGGCGATAGTAAAAGATGGCCGTGAAAAATTAGAAGGTTATTCTTTAAAATTATATAGTACAAAAGCTGTAGGTTTAGCAAATACAACAGCAAAAGGATTATGTGGACATTTAGGTGGAAAAGCTGCAGCTGAAGCGTTTGAAGCAAAAGCAAAATCTGATAAAGAACTTTTGACTTTGATACATAAAGCAAAAATGTTAAATGCAATTAAACAAGATCACAAGAAATATTTAAAAGGTGATGAAAAAGCTTTAAATAGATTATTGACATTAAGAGGATTGACTCAAGATGAAGTAGATAAATTAAATCAAAAAGATTTAGAAGCACAAAGAAAAGAAGCAAGAAAACCTATAAACCCTAGAACAGCTGCATTAGTATACGAGGTATTAGAACCCTTATCAGGTACATTAGAATTTGGTGAAAGAATATTAGATATAATGGGATTCAATGATAAAGAAACAAAAATGCTAATGGCTATTACTACAGATAAAAAGAGTGAGGTATTAACACAACATCCTGATTTAGATTTATCAGAAATAACATTAGAGGATCCAGCTGGTAGAGTATCTTTAAATATTGTTGGTCCTACAGGTAAAAAGATTGTCACCTTTGGTGTTAAAGAAGGTGAAAAGAAAGCAGTATCTGGAAGTGTAAGCTTTTCAGGTATAGAACCAGAACAATACGACGAGTATATATGAGAAATTTTAGAAACTATTTTGAAGAAGCTCGTAATATGGTTTTTAAACCTCAGGCTGAATTGAAACCAGCTAAGTACGAAGACATAGAAATATTTGAAGAAGGTTGGCAAGAGATACAATTGCCAACACCACCAAATGAAGAAAACGAAATAGACAAAGTTATCTTAGCCGTACAACAATCTACTGATCAAGATAAAGAAGAATATAAAAATTGTGATAAAGATGCATCATATTATATTAAAGAATACATGGATAAAAAAGGTTTAGATTATGACATGAAAAATATAGAATACATTGAAGAACAATGTGTTCCTATAATAAGACATTATAAAAATTATTATAATCGACCAAGGCCGTATCAGGTTGCAGATAAGATGAATAAAGTATTGAATAGATTTAATACTGAAACTGCAACAACACCCGCATATCCATCGGGTCATACAACACAGCCATTGGTCGTAGCATATCATTATGGAAAGATATATCCAGAGCATAGAGACAACCTAATAGAAGGTGCTCAAATATGTGGATATGGAAGAGTGATCGCAGGTTTACATTATCCATCAGACTATGAGGCTGGTGTATTACTTGCAAAAAGACTTATGGAGTTTATGGACCATGAGAAGTTTTAGAAAGTTTTGGCTAGAAGCAGATAGTAGAACACCTCGTAAGAAAGGTCAACATAAAGGTAGTTCAAGTCATAGTGATTTGTATACTGACGAAGACCCAAGAGGAACTATACATGGATTAGGATTCAAAGATGCTGCTACAGCTAAGAAGGGTATTAGTATTATTAATAAAGCTGATAGAGAACACGCTCACAAAGTTCAAGCAACATTGGTGATGCAACAAAGAGCGAAAGAAGCTATTAAGAGAACTAAAGACCCAGAAAAGAAAGCGAACTTAACAGCCGCATATAAGATTTGGACAGACCATTTAGAAAAATTGAAAAAGAAAACTAAGGAAATGAATAAATGAGATTTCAAGAATATATAACCGAAGCTAAAAATACTCACATGACACACATTGAGGATTTAGTTTTAGACGGTGGAGTTAAGGGAGCCCGCCAGGCTATCAACGCACTCAGATCAATGCGTGATATGTTGAGCGGTAATGTGAAAGCACCAATAGACATTACCACAAAGTGGGACGGGGCTCCCGCCTTATTTGCAGGAACTGATCCGAGTGATGGTCAGTTCTTTGTTGCAAAGAAAGGTATTTTTGCCAAAACACCTAAAGTGTATAAGAACCATGACGATATAGATGCAGATACCTCTGGAGACCTAAACAAAAAGCTTAAGTTGGCATTCGATAAATTAAAAGACCTTGGCATCAAAGATGTAATACAAGGCGATTTCATGTTCGAAAAGAAAGACCTTAAAAATGAAAAGATCAATGGTGAAACACATATCACCTTTCACCCAAATACGATTGTCTATGCTGTACCTAAAACATCAAACCTAGGTAAGAAAATAAATAAAGCAGACCTAGGTATTGTATGGCATACTAAATATTCTGGTTCATCTTTTGAAAACATGACTGCAGAGTTTGGTGTCGATATAGTAAAAGATATAGGTAAATCATCTAAGGTATGGATGGTTGATGCGACTCTTCGTGATCTATCAGGTACTGCTACATTGACTGATGCTGAAACAAAAACGTTAAATGCAAACCTATCTGAAGCAGGAAAAACATTTAGAAAAATATCAGCTGGTGTATTAAAAGATATAGAAGATAATAAAGAACTTAATTTAATTTTAAATATCTACAATAATTTAAAAGTAAGAAAGGGTCAAAGAGTAGAAAATACTAAAGCACATGCAACTGGTTTAGTTATGTATGTAAAGAATAGATATGCAAAAGAGATCGCAAAAAGAAAATCACCGGCTGGTAAACAGAAACAAAAAGATAATAGAGATGCATTATTAGCATTTTTTAGCAAAGATAACATAAAAAACTTAAAATTAATCTATGATTTGCAAAATTTTATCATTAATGGCAAATTAATTATTATAAATAAACTAAACGAACTATCAAATATTGATACATTCGTAAAAACAAAATCCGGGTTTAAAGTCACCGGTGTAGAAGGCTTTGTGGCTATAGACCAAACGGAAGGTGGTGCTGTTAAGTTAGTTGACAGAATGGAATTCTCAACTAATAATTTCAGCAAAGATATTATAAAAGGCTGGGACAATCCTGGCTAAATGGGTAACCGAGGATATAAATGTCAATTAAATCATTTAGTGATTACATAGTAGAATCGAGTAGAGAGGCAACCTTTACTTTTGGAAGATACAATCCACCTACTATTGGTCACGAAGTACTATTCAATAAAGTGAAAGATATTGCACGTGGTGGCAAGTATCGCATATACGCATCTCAAAGTGTAGATCAAAAAAAGAATCCATTAGAATATAAATCAAAAATTAAACTCTTGCGAAAGATGTTTCCAAAACATGCTAGAAATATAATAGAGGACACTAAGGTCAGAAATGTATTTGATGTTCTAGTACAAATGTATGATGAAGGCTTTCAAAGAGCAACAATGGTTGTTGGTTCTGATAGAGTAAAAGAGTTTGAGATATTAATAAACAAATACAATGGAGTCAAAGGGAGACATGGTTTTTATAAACTAAGTTTCAATGTAGTAAGTGCCGGTGAAAGAGATCCGGATTCAGATGGTGCCGAAGGCATGTCAGCCTCGAAAATGAGAATGGCCGCTCAACAAAATGATCTAAAATTATTTAGCTCAGGATTACCAAGTAACTTTAAAAGGACTGAAGATTTATTTAATGCTGTACGTAAGGGTATGGGATTATCAGAAAGTAAATCCTTTAGGAAGCACATAGAACTTCCACCTGTTTCTGAAACAAGAGAAGAATATGTAGAAGGCAGTCTTTTTAAAGTTGGTAATTTAGTAAAGATCAAAGAAAATAACGAAGAAGGTCGCATCGTCTATTGTGGTTCAAACTATGTAATGGTTGAATCAAATAATGTAAGAAAAAGATATTGGCTAGATGCAATAGAAAATATACAAGAATATAATGAAATAGGTACAGTCAAAACATTACGTAAGTATCTAAAGATGACACCACAGAATGAGAAACAAGACCCAGATATAAAAGATAGAAAGGGTACACAACCAAAAGGTTATTTTGCAAAAGATGCAGAAGGTAAGAAGATGGCTAAGTCTACTAAAGCAGCTAGAGATAGACACTTCAAGAAAGGTGCAAAGATGGACGACGATAATCCAGCAGCTTATAAGCCAGCACCCGGTGATGCAAGAGCAAAAACTAAACCATCCAAACACACAAAGAAATTCAAACAGATGTATGGCGAAATGGCAGAGTATGTAACGTTTGAAGATTTTTTAATAACAGAACAAGACGCTGATGCAGCTCTCAAAAAGAAAGCTGATAAATCTGGTATGCCTTTAGGAATATTAAAACAAGTATTTAAGAGAGGTGTAGCAGCATGGCGTACAGGTCATAGACCAGGAACTAATTCAGTACAATGGGGATTGGCAAGAGTCAATTCTTTTGTAACGAAATCATCTGGTACATGGGGTAAGGCTGATAAAGATTTAGCCGCTAAAGTAAGAGGAAAGTAAAAATGAAATTTAAAGACTTAAGAGAAAAATATAGAAGTAAGTTCCCGACTTCTCTCGTTGCAGCTGCAGTTAAGATTGCTCTTGACATGGGCGGCAATATGACAGGGGCGTATAAAAAAATCGAAGCTATGAAGCGTGGGTTAGGGGACGATCCTGCAGTGAAAGATGCTTTGAGATTAGCAAACGAAGAATATAATATGAGATCAGAAGCGAAAGTTGAAGTTGACATGGAATTTATCGGCATGATGAATAACATGATGAAACACAAACATGGTTCACCAGCGTTCAAGAAGGCTAAGCAAGAAATTGAAGATTATATGTCCAAAAAATATAAGAAGAAGTAGGAGTCAGCATGAAAACATTTACAGAGATAAGAAATTTAAGAGAGGCGGTCAAAACCTTAGGTCCTAAATGGCAAAAAGATGGAAAGGTATTTCCAATAAATCCAAACGCTTGGAAAAAAGAATGGAAAAATAAATATAACGTTGAGTTTTTAAGAGTAGTAAAGAAGAAAACTCTTCCAAATAGACCAGAACAAACATTTGTATTTGTAAAAGGTGAAGAAAAAGATTTAGCCAATTGGTTTCAGAAAGTATATGCAAAACAACCAGGTTTGAATGTTCCATTATTAAAAAGTGCTTCTAAGACTTTAGATATGGTTAAAGATGCTGATGATGGCCATAATTTTGGTTTTTCAATAGAATCAGTTGAAGAATCAGCTGAAGAGATTTATGAATTTGCAACTTCAATGACATACTTTGATAAGAAAGGAGCAACCAAAGCAGAAAAAATTGCAAAGGGTTTAAAGATTTATAAAAGTACTAAGGAAGTAGGTAAAGCACCAAACTTCGCATACACAGTACATGTTGATGGACCATTTGATAAAATAGAAAAATGGAGTCAGCTAATATGAGAAAATTTAAAGAATTAAGAGAAAGTTTTTTAACTGAAGGATATTCTAAACATCTAAGTGACAGAGAGATTGATAAACAATTTAAAAATTTCAGTAAACCAGAAGAATTTTTTGGACCTCTTGATAAGGCAAGAGCTGAAATGAGGCAAGACTATAGTCCAGCTAATTCTGCAAGACCAAAGGCTTGGAATTCTTTAAGTTATCCTGTCAGAGATGGTGATTATTACTTTGCGTTTATATCAAAGAACGAAAAAAAGAATGTTAAATTTAATGACCAGATGAATGATCTTCTTAAACATTACTTAAGAGAAATTAATAAACAAAACAAAGCAGTCAGAGCAGTTGACGTACGTGATCTTCTATGGGATAAAGCAAGTGAACATGCTAAAAAATTACCAAGAGATTTAGGAGCTGGTGATACAATGACTAGAGAAGAAATCTGGATGTCAATTGGTCATATGCTTGGAATGAATGAAGATGTCAAAGAAATGCGAGATGCTATGAAAACTAGAGCTGGAATTAGAGTAGGCAAAAGAAGGCCAGCACCTAGATATGAAGCAAAAGATATTAAAGAAGGTAAACTATCTGATGAAATAATTAGACGAAACTTTCCAAATGTTTGGGCTATGAGTGCAAAAGAACCTAAGATATTAGATATGTTCCATAAGACGGTAGATACAAATAATTATAGAAAGAAATTACAAGCTTATAAAAAATTACCGATTGGACCATTTATTCGTGATGAATTAGGTGGTGGTTATTTGGATCCAAGAATAATTAAAAAACTTAATTTAAAATCAGAATCAAATTTACAATCTCTTAGATCAAAGCTTAATAATTTAAAAGAAGCAACATTTGAATTCGTTGATTTGGATAAAACACGTAGAGAAGTTGTAATGAAACTTGCTAAGAAGCATGGATTAAAAGTTAAAGAGAGAAAGAGAGGTGGTTTAAGTAATCTTGATCTTGAAGGTCCTAATAATAAAATGG